GCTGATGCGTTCTAGTGAAAGCCATGATTTTGGTACTTGTTTATGTGCATATAATATTCCTTTCTTTTCGCACCACATTGCATAGGTAGTCTTACTTCCTTTACGAATCTTGTTGTAAGCGTTTTGGAATAACAACCTAATGTCTAGATCAGGATGTTGTTCTTTGATTAACAAATGCTTAGACCTATCCTCCGTGACCCACCTCCCCTTGGTTTCAATAATGATTCCGTTGGGGAGAATGAAGTCAGGAGTGTAAGTGCTAAGTCGCTTGTACTCAATAACTAACGATTCGTAAGTGTACTTTATACCACAGCGTCTTAGTTGTGATGCTATTCTCTCTTCAAATCCAGACCTAAAAGTCTGCTTTGATAATGTCCTCTTCTTCTTCTTCCGCATCAAGAGCTTGGTCAAGGGTTTCACCTCCGTTAACATATCCTCCTTCAACCTCAGTGAAGCCAAAGGATTCTGCTGCTTGACTGGATAGTTCTCCGTCTGCCAACTCGATTACTTGTACAGCTAGTAACTCCAATGATACACCTACTCCCATTAAAGGAGAGAACCAAGTTTTAGGACGGACATTTAAACGAACCTTTGATCCACCTCTAATGATTACTTCTCTATCCCAAGGATTACCTTTGGAATCAAACAGACCTAATGATCTTGTGTAATCACTGCCATCCTTACGCTTACCATTCACTGGTTTCAACTTAGATTTTAATACATAAGTATCTCCTTCTAATTGAATAGGTAACTCATAAGTCTTTACCTTTTTGCCGCTCTCTTCTGCTTGTTCCTTTTGTTTCTTTTCAAGAATAGGTTCTACCTTTTTAATAATAGCTTCACCTTCTTGTTTCGTTAGTATTATATTACAGCTATACTCTCCTTCAGGTACAAACTTTGTACTCGGAGTGTTAACCCAAGGGTACTGAGCAGTCCCTATAGCTGTCGTTATTGCTTCTTCTCTCTGTCTCGATTTTATCGCCATTTGTTTTTATGTTTTATCTATTATGAGAATATATACTGGCAGTCGTTAAGTGCCGACACATCTAATGTGCCAAGTTCTGGGCTGTCTTCCAGTTTACAATCTCGTTGTGCTTCTACCTCATCCTTGAACTTGTTAATGAGGTCATCGCTAAAATGTTCTGTGTAAATCTCTCTTAATTGTTGGTGCATTTTCGGTGCGTGTGGGCTGTGCGTTGCAAAGCTGTCATGTATACTTGCTAAAGAATAATCACTTTTGCAAGCTAATTCCATCATCACACTTGAGTCTAGGCTGTGGATGTAGTTGGGAACAATAGCTCTAGCCATTCTCCTACTGCTTATTCCTTTCTGTCTGTTGTTAAAATTAAGAATAGTATTTTGCATATTAAGAATGCTGTTCACTTTAACTATTGTTTGATCATACAACGCTTGAACAATTTCCAATCCAAAAGGTGTAGTCCAAGACAAAGGTTCTTCCGTCCTTGCTATTCTTTTAAACCACTTCATCAAGTTTAAATGTGGTTCAATAAGAGCGTTCGCTTTGTCGTTAATTAAAGAAGCTAGGTATATCATAGCCTCATTAAAATCCTCCTTACTGAACGGACTACCTAGTCCCTCCTTCAATCGTTTAACAACAGCATCTTCCAGTGCATCCTTACTCGTGTATCCGTTCATTCCAAAAGGTTTACACATCACTATCTTCTTCGTAAAGCTACGATCTATTCCAAACTTTAACCAGTCACCTGCCAAGCTGTTCTTACTTTTGTCTTTCATCAGTACCTCGTGTACTTGATCAGCTACTTCCTGGTATATATCTTGTGGTCTTTGGTCAGGTAAAAGATTAACGTGATATCCAGAGTCTTCATCCCTTGTTAACAAAGATAGAATCTGTATGCCGTTACAACTAGCGTCCATATGACAAGGTAACCTAGTTTTAAATCCCCATCCGTGCTCCTTAAACTCTGCAAATTCAAAACAAAAATGTATGAAAGCCCAAGGATCACTCGCTGTCTGCCACCAATCATACTCGCAAGGGTCATTAGCACATTCAAGTATTAACTTTTCTTTCTGCTCGATCCAAGCTAATCGTTTCTCATAACTTCCCTTTACTCCAAAGACATTAGCTCCGTGTACACGTAACCATCTGCTGTCTTCATTGTTATTAATCGCTACTCCTTCAGCAAACTGCAAAGCACTCCTTCCAAAGTCACAAGATTGTGGGTTAACATAGCTGGGTATGGCGTACACTCGTCCTCGATAATCCATTTGATATGGAAAGAAGAACTTATCCAAGTCAGCGTATCGTTTAGCTACGTTAAGTATCTTTAAACACCTCATTCGCTTCCCGTTACTGCGTAAGTTAAACTCATAGATATCTTTTTGCTTACGCTTCCATTCACTGAATGCTTCGGGGTCTGTCTCTGCTAGTTTAGGTACAATGTCCATCGGTTCTAGCAACTCACTCTTCTCCATTCCTCCTATAGACATATCCTTAGACCACGCCCAGTTCATTAAGTTCAACATCTTAGGATTAATCTTCCAAGCTACTCGTTGCAGTCGGTTAAGAGGTTCATAAGCTACGGACAAGTCCCGATGTTTTATACCATCGTTGTTCTTGATCTTCATGATAGGTAGAGTAGGAAGTCCTTCAGAATTATATCCTCCTCCGTAGTTAGAAACCCAGTCAATAGGTGGTTCGGGTGTGGCTAAGTAGAACGGACGGATAACCTCACAATTCTCATCGTATTTATTAACCCAAGCGTACAAGTCTTTATTAGGAGCTATGATCTTACGCTTAACTTTATTGTACGAGTGCTTAATCTTTACATGGAACAAGTTAGTGTGCATCCGTATCAACTCGATCAACCAACTGCCCAACATTACCTTGTTCCGTTGACTCCAAAGTTCAAACCTTTGATACCTTCCTTGTTTGTGATACTTCCTTTCTTTATCCCAGAATTTATTAACGAATCTATTCCTTGTAAGGGCATCCTTTTGATCGTGTTTTAATAACAACCAATCACTATTATTGACGTGCTCTTTAAAGTAACGGACACGTACTTCATCTTCCAACGCTTTAGCCACTTGAAAGGAAGCTTCAGATATAAAAGGTTCACCTGGTAGAATATCAAACAATACTTTAACTCCTAGAAAAGCTACCACACTGGGTTCTAAATCCCATATAAAAGGTAACCAAATAGGGACGGGTGCGTTCGGTCTTAAGTTATCTTCAAAGAATTTATTTACAGCTCGTTCTATAGGTACGTGTACTTCCCTTCCTAACTTTTTATAAGCAGGTAATTCAGAATTATATCCTTGTGCTTTGTATATCTCTTGGGCTTTTCTATATCGAGCTTTACCCCATTGAATCATTACACCTTCTAAAGCTTTATCCATTGTTCAACTTTGTTTTATGTTCGTTGTATAAGTTTATCTTTTCAATAGCTTCCTTTCTTCCGAAGTGAAAGTCATGGAAAGCTTTAGGACGGACACGTAATTCTTTTGTTCTGATAATCTCTCCGTATTTATTGTAACCTAGTTGTGTGTTACTCCAAAACTTTTCAAAACCCTCGGCTACTTCTGAAGCAAATGATTTACTAAGGACCTCGTTGCAATCGTAATCTTCTAGGCTACTCATGTCGGTTTAAATTTTGTGTTAAACTCTTCGTAGCTCTCGTATCCTTTATAAAGATACCAATCTATGTTACTGAATAAGCGTCTGTGTCCACCTCCCCATTTATCACACCGCCAAAGTTCAAACACTCCAACATCAAATGGATCAAGATCATAGAATAACCACTTCTCCAATCGCTTTAGTTTAAGTTCATTGACTGGGAAGTTATTTTCTATCTCCCAAAACTGAAAGATAAAATCACGCTCATCTTCACCTCCTTCCATTTTAATTAGGCGAGTAGCGTCAGGTATTAAAGGAGGAATTATATCGCTTTTACATCTATCATCCTCCCAATCGTATGTTTCTCCATAACCTTCAACCCAATCATAAGCTTCTTTTAGTTGTGTTCTAGCTCCGTTCTTTTGAAGGTCTGGAAAGTGTTCACTCAACAAAGCAAAACTTTCTGCTTCAGTAAATTTTAATTTAGTTGTCATTGTCTTTTTCTTCTAAGCTATCTAAAATATCTTGTTCCTTTTTGGCTTTAGCTAGGGTCATAGAATCAATAGGTTCAAATCCAGCTTTCCAGTTCATCTCATCTATATCATCTTGGTTTATATCAAGAAAGCTGTCTAAGGGTTCTAGTGACCAGTATTTATTCTCCATTGTTGTACTCCTCCAGTAGATGTTGAAGGGACACGTAAAGGTCAAAGTATTTATGGTTGGGATCAAGCACACCTTTAAAGTGCTCGGTCAT